GAAGGTGTTAATAATGAGAAAAGTTTATTAAATGAATTTTATAAATTAATTGGTGAAAAAAATGCTCAGTTATTAAAAGATGCTATTGAAGGAGCTAATGAATTAGCTGAAACTTACAATGAGGCAAGAGATGCAATAGATGAAGTTACCAATACTATCAACGATGTAATTGGTTTTGCTAATGGCATTGTTGATGAAGTTGCTGGTGTTGTAGCTGATATCAATGAGTTTATGACTTCAATTAATAGTTTAATGCAATTACCGGGTCAATTAATTGGAAAATTAAGCAATATTTTTGAAAGTGTCTTAAATGCTTTTGATAACTTTACCTCTAATATTAAAAACTCTGAAAGAATATTTAATAGCATTCAATTTTCTACTAATAGTTCTAAAAATGCAGTTGCAACTTATACAAAAATTGCCTGTTTATCAAATGCAATGCAAGCAAGTTCTCAGGTTGACTATACTAATCAAGAGCAAATCGATTCAATGATTAAAAGACTTGATAAAATGTATTTTCAATTCGAACAAAATAAAATTGATGATGAATTGTATTCTTACTTAGAAAATGCTAGATTACAAAACATTAAATTATTAAATAGTTTAAAATTAAAATTACCAAATATAAAAGTTATTGATGTTAAAGAATCTACTCCAGCAGTTATTTTAACATATCAATATTATGGTTCTGAAACCGCATCTGAATATCAAAATATTATAGATTTAAACAATCCTGAGGATAGTGCAAATTTAAAAGGTAAAATTAATATTTTCTTATAAAATGGCTATTAATATTATATCTGCAACAATTAATAATAAGACTTACACAAGTTTTATATCTTATAATATTGATATTGATTTAGAATCTTTAGTTAATATTTTTGAATTAATTGTTTCCGTCCCTGATGATGAAATAATTAATATTGGTGATAGAATCCAAATTAAAGTGGATAATGAAGAATTAATTGATGGCTTTATAGAAAGAGTTAGTGAGTCTGATTCTAATTATGGAAATCTTATTAAAATAAGTGGTAGAGATAGATTAGGTGATTTAGTTGATAGCAAAGTAGGAGCTAAAATATATAAGCCTCCAATGGATTTTATTACTTTATGTAAAAATGTTTTAGAAACTATTAATTTTAAGGTAGTTCCTATTAAAAGATTTATTGGATATAAATCTAATGAAGTATCAATAATAAATAAATATGGATTAATTGATAAGTTAGGTTCTGAAGATGATATTTCTCATCGTGATGGTGATTCTGCTTTTGAAGTTATTAAAAGATGCGCTGATAAAAGAGGTTTAATCTTAACTACTGATGGCTTTAGCAATCTTGTAATTAATGATATTGGCGAAGATAGATGTAATACTATTTTACAAAGAGTTATAGGCGGTTCTGAAAATAATATTATTCAATCAAGTGTTGATAGAGATTGGACTCATCGTTTTCATAAATATATTGTTAAATCTACAGCAGGAAATGGTGATGGTGGAGCTATGGAAATTATCGAGCCTTTGCCAATAAATAGCGATAGGGTTTTTACAACTAAAGTTTCAAGACAAAATTATGGTTCTTTTGTTAATACACAAGCGGAAACTATTGATAGTGAAGTAAGAGAAACAAGAACTCATTATCATCATATGTCAATGACCTCAACACGAAAAGCAGTTGCTAGAGCTAAATGGGAAGCAAATATACAAAAAACTAAATCTTTTACTTATTCTTGTGAAATTTATGGATTTAGACAAAATCTAAATGAAAATATTAAATTTAATCCATTATGGAAAGTTAATAATTTAGTTGATGTTTGGGACGAAAGAAGAAGGGTTTTTGGTTCTTACTTAATTAAATCAATAAATTATTCAAAGACTAATGAAAATGGCACTACAACCCTTTTACAATTAGTTGATAAATATGCTTATACTGATTCTTTATTTGAACCAATATCAGAAAGAATTAGAGGTAGAAAAAGAGTTAGCAATAAACCAGAAAAAATATTATGAACAAAGAAATAATTAATCAATTAATTTCCTTAAGAGATTCTATTCGATGGGGAACTATAACAAAAGTTTATAAAGAAGGTAATCAAGTTTTACTTAGAGTTTTAATTTGCCCTTCAAATATTGAAATTGATGATGTCGTTTTGGTAAATCAATCCAAATCAAATGTTTATCCTAATATTAATACTAAATGTTTAATAATAAATCCACCTTTAAAAAATGATGATTATTACGCTTTTGCTTTTGATGCCGAGAATGCTAATTCAGTTGAAGAAGGTGAATTGTGCTTATACTCCAATGCTAATAATTCACTCACTTTTAAAGCAAACGGCGATATTGACATAAAATCGAATTCAAATATAATCAAACTTAATTCCAATGGCATTGAAATAACTGGAAATGTTAAAATAACAGGTAATTTAGAAGTTAGTGGTAATGCAACATTAACAGGCTCTGGAACAACTATTGCGGGCAAACAATTCCTCACTCATATTCATAGTGGGGTATTATCTGGACCAGCAACAACTGGAGGAGTTGTATGACAATGGGTTTAAAAGAATTTAAGGTAGGTGATTCTACTTTATATGATTTAGATTTCGAAAAGGGTAATTCTCTTTATAGTGCTATTTTAATATCTCTTTACAGCAATCAAAGAGATGAAACCATTGAAATTCCTGAAAGGAGAGGTGGTTGGCACGGAAATTTGATATTACATAGTGATGGTTTTGAACAAGGTAGTTTATTATGGACTTTAGAGCAATCTAAATTAGACCAAGATACTGCAATATTATTTCAAAGCTACATTGAAGAATGTTTAGAATGGTTATTAACTGACAACATTGCAAGTGAAGTAAATGTTGATTTTATTAATATTATTGATAACAAAATTGAAATAATTGATATAGAAAAAATTGATTTTTCTAAATCAACTCTTCAATTTAAAATAACTATTATTGACCAAAATGGCAATAATATTGATTTAAAAAATTTACAATATTTAAGTTATAATGGCTGAATTTAACACACCAGATACAAGAAAAGAAGTAGTCGACAAGATGGTCGCTGAAGTTAGTATTGCAACTAATGGTGATTTTTATAAAGTTGACTTAAATAAAACCTTATTAGCTAGTATTGGCTCAAGAATATTTGATGTTTATAGAAAATCAGTTAGACAATTTAAACAATATTTTATCACAACTGCTGAAGATTCTTATTTAACGCAACACGGAAATGATTTAGGAATTTCTTTAAATCCTGCAACACCAGCTGAAGGTAATGTTATTTTTACTGGAACTTCTGGAGTTATTATTCCAACTAATAGCCAATTACAATCTGCAAATGGTATAACCTATGCAACTCAAAGTGATACAACTATAACATTAAATCAGATTACACCTAGCTCTATTTCAAGAACTGGAAGTATAGTTTCTGTTTCTTTTTCTAATCCTCATAATCTTGCAAGTGGTTTTATTATTGATTCTATAACTGGAGCAACTCCTGATGATTTTAATGTTGTTAATCAGCCAATCGTAGTAGTTAATGACAATACTTTTACCTTTGAAAAAGCTGGAACTATTGGAACACCTACTGGCACAATCGTTGTTCAATGGAAAAGTGCTAAAGTAGCAGTTAAAGCAACAACAAGTGGTTTAAATACTAATCAAATTGCAGGAACAAAACTTATTACTACAACTACTATCCCAAATGTTGATTCAAGTGTTTATGTTGATAATGGTGAATTATCAAATGGAACTGATGTTGAAGATTTTGAATCTTATCGCGAAAGGCTTTTATTTAGAAAACAACAACCAGTAGCTCATTTTAATAAAAATGAAATTATAAACCAAGCTAAAAAAATATCAGGGGTTACTAGGGTTTGGGTATTTAGCCCATCAACAGTATCTTCTACAATATCAATTACATCACTAACTAGAAATGGTAATGTTGCCACCGCAGTTTCTGCTGGTAATGTTATGACTGATGGTTCTTTTATTAATGTTTCTGGTGCTAATCAAAGTGCTTATAATATTAAAGCTAGAGTTTTAGTCGATGGTAATAATATTTATTTTAAAGTTGCAAATAATCCAACAACACCAGCAACAGGAACTATTACCGCAAGTCATAGTTATATTTCACCCGGTCAAGTAGCTGTTTTATTTACTAGAGACGACGATACTTCAAATATTCCATCTTCTTTAGAAGTTACTAAGGTTAGAGACGAAATACTTAAAATAATTCCAAGCAATATGGTTGAAGAAGATTTATCAGTTTTATCACCAATCGCAAATCCAGTAAATTTTACATTTTCTTCTCTAGAGCCAAATACTTCTGCGATGCAAAATGCTATTGCTAATAATTTAAAAAATTATTTTAGAACTCAAAATAATGTTGGTGAGACAGATAAAATTGACAATATTAGGGCTGTAATAGCCAATTCCTTTGATTCAACTGGTGCAAAGCCTAAATATACTTTAGCTTCTCCATCAGCTGATATAGTGAATACTTTTAATAAATTATCAACCCTTGGAACAATAACTTTCTAATGAAAAACTATTTACCATTAACCAAAGAAGAGCATACCAGCATAATGTTGAAGTATCTACCTAGTGGAAGGGTTTTTGCTTCTAAAGATTATAAAGAATCAAATCTTTATAAATTATTTTTTGGTTTATCTGGAAGTATAAAAGCAATTGATGATTTATTTAATACTAATTGGAAAAATCTTTCAATATTAACTTGTGATAGTTTGCCTTATTTAGAATTATGGGAAGCTAGCGTTGGTATTCCTGATAAAATATTTCCAAATACAAGCTCACTATCCTTTGAAGAAAGAAAGAAACAAGTTTTAGTTAAATTAAGAAGTTTAGGGGTTTTAAATATTGATGAAATTAGAAACTTAATAGCATTATTAAACATTAATATAACTATTGAAAATGCTCAATATTCAGTTGCACCACCTTATACACCCCCATTTATTCCAACTTCTTTACCAGAAGCTAGATTTGTTTTAAATGTTAGAATGAGTCAATCTATTGTAAATAATGCACCTCCTTATACTCCTCCATTTATTCCAACTGGATTTTCATCGGAAGTAAGGGAATTGTTATTGGCAATAAAACCAAGTAATACACAAATTAATTTTATATAAAATATGGCAAATAAACAAACGATATTTCAAAATAATAATTCAACAGCCCCAGTAGATGATGTTTGGCTAAATATGATTAATAGTGAGCTTAAAAATGTTTGCACAAAAACTGGGCAAACTATTGATGCAGATATAGACCAAAATATTAAAGGTATGGCAATAATTGCCTCACAAGCCTCTTTATATTGTGTTGATACTGGAACAACAAATGCTTATGTATTAAATCCTGTTAGCCCTTTACAAGCACCACCAGTTATAAGAACTGGTATGTCAATTAAATTTGCTACTGGAAATGCTAATACAGGCTCTACAAATATTAATGCTTATGGTTTTGGCAATATTTTAGTTAAAAACCAAGATGGAACAAATTTAGGTGCTGGAGATATTCCTGCTAATGTTATGGTGGAAATGTATTACAATGGAACTAATTGGATATTAATTAAACCAGCAGCAACCAAAGCCACCACCACCGCCCAAGGTATTGTTTATTTGAATAATCCAATCACCATTGCAAATAATTCAGGAAATCCAAACACTGACATTGATTTTTCGGGTGGAACTTTCCAATTTTCTGATGGTTCAGGTCAAGCTATTGCCCCTGCATTAACAAAAAGATTGCAATCAAGCGGTTCTTGGTCTGCTGGTGCTGGAGGAAACTTATTAACAACTGAAGCAAGGGCAAATTCAAGCACTTATCACCTTTATGCGATTTACAATCCATCAACTTTAGCAGTAGACTATATGGCTTTACTTGGTGTTGCTGGCACCGCCCCCGACCCAACCTCTGTTTTGCCGAGTGGATATACTAAATTTGAAAGAAGAGGTTCAATTTTAACAAATTCAAGCGGAAATATAATAGGTTTTATTCAAGATAACAAATATTTTTCTCTCAAGTCGCCTATGTTGGTTCAAAATTACAACATATCTACAAACTCGAGGTCGGCATACTCAATCTCTACGCCGTTAGGTATAAATGTTTTAGCTAATATTATGGCGACAAATCATAAAGCAACTGGCTCCTCTTCCTATTCACAGACTTACATTTCTGATTTAGAAACTGCTGATATTGACCCAATTTTCAATTCTGGTTTTGAAACCATAAGATGTAATACATCTTATAACGGTGGTTCGGAAGTTTCAGTTAGAACAAACAAATCCGCCCAAATAGGGATGAGAACTAGTAATTCAACTGGTTCTACTGATGTAAGAATACTTCTCAGGTTTTGGGAAGATACAACATTAAAATTTTAAGGAGTAAAAATGTTTTATTTTAAAAATTTAGAAACAAGTCAAGTTATTGAATTTGAAAATCAAGATTCAATTGGAGATGTATTTTACGATACTAATAAACGAGCAAGAAATTGCAATTTATCAACTCCAAAAAGCCAAAGACGAAAAGCTGGCTCAACTTCGCATTAATTTTAACAATGCAAGTCAAAAACCTTTCGGACTTAATCAAGTCAAGCAAATAGACAAGGACGGCAAAGTGATTGGAACTATTGATACTATTTTTAATATTAATGATACAAATTTGACTGCTAGTGAAAATATAGTTTTTGCAGGCTCGTTTATGACAATCCAAGCTTTTTTTCAAATCTTTTGCCAAATATTGCAAGCAAATTTTCAATCAATACAAGCGAATTTTAAATCTATAAATGATTTTT